AAAGAAAAGGGGGCACAAGTGCCCCCCTTTCATTAGGCTCCTTGAGAGCCGTACATGCCCAGAGGGTCAGACCAGCCGAAGCTGTAACGCTCACGAGACTTGTAACGCACGTTGCCGGTATCGAAGTCGCCGTCCATGCTGTTAGACAGCGGAGTACGGACAAAGTGCTTCATACCGTTAGGTACGTCAGTAGTCAGGAACCAAGCGTTGGTGTCGGTCAAGAAGTGGTTAATGCAATATCCATCAGGAATAGAGCCATTGTTCTTGATCGCGTTCACATCGTTGTCAGTGGTGCCGACGCGGAGTTCGGTTTCCAACAGACGGGTTGCAACGAATTGCAACTGAGGAGGAACAACCAATTTCTTAGGCTTAGCTGCGATTAACAGACCACGTTCATCCGTCCACAAGCTAATCTGAATAACTGCGTTTTCTAACGAAGTCTCATTCAAGTCAGCAGCGGTTGAAGGAATGTTGCTGTTGGTGCCACCAGAAACCAGCGGGTGGCTGGCACTAAACAATGCAACACCATCACCGCCGGTATACGACGATGAGAAACCATTGTTCAACACGGCAGAAGCTTTAACCTGCTTGGTGTATGCCATAGCACGAGCCAGAGCTTTGGTGTAACGAGCAGACAGGCTGTCGTACAAGTTGTCTTCGATGGCCTCTTCGGTCAGCGAGAAACCCAAAGCAATGGTTTCATGGGTGTAGCGGGCAGTCCAAGCTTCTTGACCATTGTCATATGCAATGGCGGAGCCTTCGTTCTTCACCGGGGCGGCGTTGAATCCAGACAGCTTGGTTTCTTCTTCGAAAGAACGCTCAGAAGTCTCAGTCTCATAGATTTCTTTGTGTTCTTGCCCGTACTGTGCATACTCCAAACCGAACAAAGCGTTCAAGCCTGGGAGCAGCTCTTTCAATAGTTGTGCGCGTGAAATTGCCATTTTATATTACTCCTTAAACGCCAGTGGTACTGGTGTACTGGTGCAAGTTGAACTTGACCAAAAATTCGAAATAAGTCGTGGCAGCTACACCAGCGGGGCCGGTAGCAGTATCAGGCACAACATCGATTACGCGAACTGGCAGCGTATTGGTAGTAGCGGCTGAAGTGCCGTCAATACCGTAATACGAATCACCAGTAGCAGTCGAACCCGTAGCAACAGAAATTGCCACGTTAGAGCCAACAATTGCGCGGGTAAACGCATTGGGGACAGTGGTTTGACCATTGGTTGCAACAACCCGGAACACTGCGTTGGGGTCATCTACAACATAGCCAAAAGCCATATTGGTAGAAGTAGACGTAGCAGCAGGATAAAACTGTCCTTGAACAGTTTGGCTGCTTGAGTTTACGTACTGACAACCAACCAACACACCAACATTAGTACCAGTATCAGTGGTACTGCCGGCAACCAGATAACCATTGGTGTCAATTTTAACGGTGTCACCATTGAGGATAGCAGTCGCGTAAGCTGGCGCTACGGGGATTTGACGGATCGCTCCGGCGTAAGGTAATCCATCCAATCGGTTGATTGGTTTGAATCCATACGTCTTGCTGACGGTGGGATAAGCCATTTTAAAGCTCCAAAAAGATTATGAAGGTCTTCCAGAAGATACCGTGGTTTTGCCTTCTTTGAAGATAGGCATTCGGGCATCACTCTGACGCATCAAATTGTTATCCACAGCCCTTGTCTGAGCGTCTGTTTGCTTTTGGAAATGTGCATTTCGCTGAGAAACAAACTCAGTAGGAGTCTTGCAAAGTAACAATCCGCCAATTTCAATGTTGTCTTTGTATCGACTAGTTGGATCGACTAGCAGTCTGAATTTGGGTTGCTCTTCAATACGAACCGGCTCCCAACCTTCACGGATTTTGGCCGAAAAGTTACGCGGGTCTGGTTGATTTAAGTTTGCAACACGAATCCATCGGTAATTGAAGCCAGCCTCTTTGTCAGGCTCAGGAAGTAATTCCGCTTGCGACCACTGCTGAGGGCGCTCGTAGAATTCTCGGGTATCAATTTCACGGGTTGTTCGGGTATTAGCCATTTTGGTTCTCCAGTTTTCTCATTTCAATTGCGTACTGTTCAGGTGTTATGTTCAACTTTTTTGCCAAGTTGATCTGGCTGGTCTTCAACCTCACTTTGTTTGAAGCTGTTGATCTCATCGCCGGTGCAACCACACTAGGTGATTTCTTTCCCTGAACCTCCGTCCTTGATTGTTCAACTGACTCCCCAAAAACTTCAGGGAAACGTTTCCGCATTGTTTTGTCCAATGCCGAATAGTACTCCGCAGAACCAACCTCCACTCCATTGTCTCTAAGTTCTTCGTGAAGACCAAGAGCAAATGCACTCATTCCTTTATTGGTGCCAAACCAAGGGTTGCGCTTTTGCCACGCTTTTGCCGTTGGATCTGGCTCAGGAACATCCTGCACTTGAGCGGGTTGATACTGCTCAGGAGCAGTTTGTACCTCATTTTGCTGCTCTTGTAAAGCAGGCATCTTGAAGCTTTTGGCCTGCATAAGGCGCATATTGGCCTCTTGCATGGCTTGCTGGGCGTCCATTTGTTTGTCCACATCGCCTGATTCATAGGCTTCGCGGTAGGCTTTTTTGGCCATTTCAAGCTGTAAAGACGCCGTATTTTGGATAGATTGAACGTATTCTTTCTCTCCGGCCTGCAAAACTCCACGGATTTTCTTGTTTTCATCCATCAAACGCCGGGCTAAAGTAACAGCTTCATGCTGTTCCCGTAGGGCAGACTCCTTTTCCCTGCGTTCATCGTGGTAAACCTTCCGCATTTGGAGGATTTTTGCCTTGACATCATCGTCATAAGCCTCTAATTCGTCTTTTTCCAGCTTTTCGACGATCTCTTTCGGCATTGGCTTGCGATTTCTGTCTTCTGGAGGGGTATCGTCTTCAATTTCTATCTCAATATCAGTCGATTCTTCCTCATTCTTAGGTTTATTTTGATCAACCTCGTCAGGGAATTTAAATTCAGTTTCGTCCATTTTGTGGGACTCCTATTAGTTAGCGCGTTTGATGCCGCGGGGATCTTCAACTACAGCTTCCACAGAATCATCGTTGATCATGCGGAACTCTCGCCCGTGAATTAGTAACCTGGTGCCCGCGTTTGGACGGACAATCACAAAATCACCTTGTTTGCACCACGGGCCGCTTGGAAAACGGGTTGCATCCTTATAGCAATCAGGCCCAATCTCTACTACAAATAGAACTGTTGCCAGTTTTTCCTCATAGTTAACTGTTTCCCCTGCTTTAATGATGCCACTTTCAAATTCTTTGTCCACTTCTGGGATGGCACAAAGAATTCTGTAGCCAGATGGCTTTGGTAGTTGACTTGCTTTTTCTTCCGCTGTGGCCTCGTATTGATAAGAACCAACAACTTCAGGGTGATCGGGGTTTGTGCCGATCAAAATTTCATTCATCCATTTTCTCCAAGGTTTGCTTCAGGTCTAATGTGTATCCCCTCGCGGTCAGCAGACCCTTAATCTCACCGCAAAGTCTCTTGTATTCCTCAAACGTTTCGGCTCTTCCTTCTGACAGAAAATCCTTCAGTTGAGAAACTTTATCGTCTGTTTGTTTGACGATTACATCAAGCGCATCCATTAATCACCTTTTTGTTTGGTTTGTGTGTATGCTGTTTTTAATCCATCGGCGATCAAATCGCTCTGATGTTTTTCACGATCATGTTTATTTTTAGCGGACTGTTTTACATAATCCACCCCCAGTTTGGCAATATCCATCTTGCGATCATTTTGTAACTGAGCCGCAGCTTTTAATCCATCAACTTTGATGCGCTTCTCTTCAATATCTTTTTGCGTTTGTATCCGCATAGACTCAATCTGCTGCTGGCTCTGTTTGAGTTGAATGTCCGCCGCATCTTTAGCTGCTTTGCGTTGCTGTTCCGCTTGCTTAATCTGCAACTCTTGTTGTTGCATCTGAACAATAGGATCTTGAGCTTGCTGTTGAGCTTGTTGCTGTGCAACTTGAGATTGGTTTTGAGCTAACAAACGTTGAGCCGCTTGTGCCAGCATTGGAGCTAGTCGAGCTTCAACTTCTGGTGCCATATGAACTTCTTCGCCAGATTCATCCATCTGCGGCGGCAAACTCATACCAAGC